ATAACCACAATAGCACTTGCTTATTCAGATCGGCAAGACCAAGCAGTAATTGATATGATCCCCTATTTCATCTCAATGGTAGAGTCTCGTATTAACCGATTGCTGGTTATTGAGGATATGAGTATCAGATACCAATTTCCTGAACCTAATCCTACCGATGGTAGATATACGTTACCTTCTGACTTCTCAGCATTACAAGATATTGCAATCGTAAATCTAACCACACCAACCAGTCGTACCACTCTGGCTTTGATAAATCCAGAGCAAATGAATACAGCGACCAACACAACTAATGTCGATAATAGCTTAAAGCACTTCTATAACATATTGGCAAACCAACTCATTATACAACCTGTGGTTACCGATGGAGAAAAACAGCTAGAGATTGTTTACTATGGAAATATTATTCCTTTAACTCAATTTAATACTGAAAACTGGATTAGTATCAACCACCCTGATTTATACATTAACGGGATAATGGTAGAGATAAATGCTTTCATAAAAGATGCTAATGCAACTTCATTATGGGATGCTAGATTTAAGGAAGTTATAGATGAATTAGAAGAAGCAGATAATGTCCTTGTCTATAGCGGAACTCCACTACAAACGCGAATAGGATAGCAGAAATGGCACTTGAAACAACAACTACTATAGCAGGACTTGATCCTAACAATCCAGTACCATCTGATCCGGTTGGGCAAGGTGATGACCATTTACGACTAATAAAAACAGTCCTTAAAGATACGTTTCCTGGTTCTTCTGGTGTTGGATTTTCTGTACCTATAACAGCCACTGAAACTCAGTTAAATGGCCTAACCTCAGGATTAAAGTATGTTTCTAACATTGCTGCCCTTAGGAATACATCTTTTTTAAATGTGACATCAGTTGCCACTAATGGATATTACACCGCTGGCGATAGTGGGAATGGTACTTATTGGTATGATTCTACAGATACTACAAGTGTAGATGATAATGGGTCAATTATTGTTGCTACGGATGGCGGGCGTTGGAAATTATTTTCTATTCAAGGAATTAATGTTAAACAGTTTGGGGCTAATGGAGATGGAATAACAAACGATACTACAGCGATTGATGCTGCTCTTGCTGCTGCAAGAAGTGCTAAAGTAGCCTTCATATTTCCTATTGGAAATTATTTATATAGTGGAACTGTATATAATGTTACGTCTATAGCAACATTATTAAATCGGGACTATGCAAACTCTGTTGTAACGCCTTCACAAGCTCGTGTATCAATGATTTCATGCGTTGACCAAACGCCGGATATAAGCCCTCTGGATGGTGCTAATTCGCGTGTTCCCATAGCAGTCACTGTTAGAGCTTATGGCGCTTGCCATGCCGCTGGCATAAATACAAATTTGGTTAATTTTTCAACTGATGGTAATGGAAATACCGCGTTATATGCAAGTGGAGTTGGAGGTAGTACAGCGGCCCTGTGGACATCTGCATTACATGGTGAAACAAGACACGCGGGCGGATCAACAATTGCTTTAAATACTGAGAGTGCCAGCTATGATAATTCTGGAGGATTTTTTGGCGTAGTTGTAGGTAACTCAACTGCAACTGCGCCTGCTACGCACCCAATCACTGGGTTACCCTCGATATTACACGATGGAGCCACGGGGGTTTATATTAATGGACGAAATGATATAAGCCCTAAAGGTGGTTGGAAATATGGAATACTGGTTAGTGGTAATAGCTTGAGAACAGGATCAACTACCATTTCAATAGAGGCTACCTCTAGTGTAGTTAATCATATTAAAACCTCAACTCTTTCACCCTCTAGTGTAGCAGATATTATGCTACAAGGTAATAGCGCCTGTGGACTAATGCTTGAAGGTAACTATACGAGTACCGCCATAAGGATGAAAGTAGGCGAATCTATTTCCTGGGAAGCAACTACCTCTATTAGGACTAACTATAATTCTGCGACGGTTACCTGGGGCATTTACACTAGCCAGACAACTGAAAGAGCTTCTTTCAACGTATCAGCATCACCTTATTTAAAATTAAATGCCACTAAGGTAGTCGGCATTCGTGATACGGGATGGACTGCTTTTACAGGCATAACTAATAAAGCAACTGGGTATGCCACTAGCACTATAACATTGCAACAATTGGCAGAAAGAGTTGCAGCATTACAAGTAGCACTGACAACTCATGGATTGGTGGGGGCATAATGCTTCTTGAATTTACTGAAGAACAACTTCATATTATTGATAAAGCATTGCAGCAAATGCCATTTTATCTAGTGGCACCATTAATAGATGATATTAATAAGCAAATTGCAAGTGCACCGCAAGATGCTGACACAAAACAGGACATCCAAACATGAGTTTAGAATCAGCGTCCTATATTGGACAACTACAAGTATCTAACCCTACAAGGCAAGACCCTATAAATCAGGGGGACGACCATCTTAGGCTTATTAAATCTGTATTACAAGTACAGTTTCCAGGGGTATCAGGGACAGGTTTTGGCAAGGCAATAACTGCTACAGAGGATGAACTTAACTTTGTGCATGGTGTGACAAGTAGCATACAAACTCAATTGACACGTGTGCAGAATGCTTGCCCAATTGGGATGATTGCCATGTGGTCAGGTGTAACAGCTCCTTCTGGTTGGCAAATATGTGATGGAACTAATAGCACACCTGATTTACGGGGTATGTTCATTATGGGCACTAGTTCTACACATGCACTTAATACAACAGGTGGAAGTGCAGATTCTATCGTCCCACTACATAACCATGCAGCTACGGCTAGTGCCACACATACTTTAGTAACTACCACTGAAGATGCCAGCCACACCCATTCATTTACCACAGCTACAGAGAGTAATGCACATACACACACCTATCTAAAGGTTACTGGATCAGGTGGTATACAGTCAGGGTCAGGGTTAGGTCAACAGCAAGATGTTACGGGTGATCCCGATGCATTACATACCCATAGCGGGACTACTAATGGTGAATCTAATAATCACATCCATTATGTGAATGGAACAATATCTGTGAGCCCTACTGTTAATAATGCAGGTATAAGTGCCACAAATGGCAATCTACCTCCTTACTATGTATTGGCTTATATTATGTTAATGGCTTAATTATGGAAATTAAAGCGCTTACTATTGGTGAAACAAAAGGACTCAATACAGATATAGTCCCTGTTAACTTATCGCCGGATATTTTTTCAGGGGGTAATAATTTTCGTTGTGTTAGAAAAGCAGTTGTTTCGTTTAATGGTAAGACGGATTTAATGTATTTTGCCGATCCAATTACACCCAGTAAAATTGCCTGTGTGGTCTCCAGTGATATTGCATTTTATGTTGTAATGGGCACTACATCTATCATAGCCAGCAATGGCACTAATTTCTATAACATATCTTCAGGCGCTTATTCTGTAACTGCTAAAAATTGGGATTTTTGTAATGACAACCAAGTCCCTGTTTTCAATAATCCTGACTGGTACCCTGAGTATTGGGATCCCATATCTGGTTCGCAGTTATTACAACCCTTGCCATTTTCCGCTACTGATACATGGGAAACCGCTTTAATACATGCTAATTTAATTAGGTCCCACAAGAACTTTCTATTTGCACTAGGTACTGTCGAAGGTGCTGTAGAAAAGCCAACTACTTTTAGATGGTCTGCTCCTGCTGATAATGGCAGTATACCTTTTACATGGGATGAAACAGACTTATCTACTATAGCAGGTGTATCTGTATTACAAGGCAACTATGGACGAATAGTTGATGGTCTTACTTTAAGAGATACATTTGTTATCTACTCCGAATCTGGCATAAGCATCCTTCATTATGTAGGAGGCGAGTTTATTTGGAATGTAGTGGAGTTATCCAATACCTATGGAATACTTGCAAAAAACTGCGCGGTATATGCCAATCAAAGACATTATGTAATTACACAAGATGACATCATTGTCCATGATGGAACTAATGTTGTCTCACTTCTGCATAATAGGATGCGTGTTAGAGTACGTGCTGCATTAGGTTCTACGCATGCCAAGAATGCATATGTTTTATCTGATTATTCTAAAAAAGAAGTTTGGTTTTGTATTGTTGAAGCATCCTTTACATTACCTAATCTAGCGGTTATTTATAACTGGGAAGATGACACTTTTTCCATTAGGGACTTGGGTTCTAATTTCTCAAGTATGATTTATGCTCCGCTTATATCATCAACTGTTCAGATAGGCTGGAATACGATAACCTCTGAGTATGATACTGCCACAGGTTCATGGGCTAACATGATTGGTAATTCAGCGGGTCAGGAACCTGCATGGGATGATCAAGCGGGTGAATGGGAGTTATCACCTTTTAATTGGAACTATGTAAATGATATTCCAATACTAGGCGCAATCATAGGGATTAATCCTGCCAATAGTATTGTTAGCGCATTAACCATCGATGATGGTTCAGCGGATTTAGATGCAACGTTATTGCATGAAGACTTTGTATTTGACAACATGTTATCTGTGTCAACTATTGTAAGTCTATACCCTATGATCCAATGCAATGGCCAAATGTCTATCCAAGTAGGGTCAAAGTATAATCTTGGTGCTGATACCATGTGGAAACCAGCTGTAATATACGATCCATCCAAATCTAAAAAAGTAGATATACGATCAACAGGTGTTTACCATTCCTGGAAGTTTTCAAGCATAGGTAACACGCCTTTTGGACTATCTGGTTTTACCTTCTATTATGCCAATAATGGACAAAGATAATGGAAACCGTACCTAAAGGCTTAACTGTTGATTTGGAGAACTACTTTACCCGTATGGCCCAAGCGATAGATGACTTACAAGCTAATGCTGTGCCTGAACATAGAACCTACTTACCAACCCGACCTGTTATTGGTAGGCTTTACTACTTTAAGAACTCAGTGCTACCAACAATTACCTTACATGGTTTATGGATTTATAAATCTACTGGGTGGGTACATATAGCATGAGCCCATACAGTTTCCACATGATTAATCCAATAATGCTGGACTACTTGTGGCCACAGTTGATGGTACATCTTGAGCGAGTCATTAAGGTTAGTAACGGTGAGTTTACCGAAGAGACGCTTTACAACCGTGCGCTATCGGGTGGTTCTGTTATTGTCACCGTTAATATGGGAAGCGAGATAATAGCTGTGACTACTATAGAATTGGTGACTTACGATAGTGGGCTTAAGAGCCTTCTTATACCTATCTTTGGTGGCGATAAGATGTTTAGTTGGGGAGAAGACTTTTTAGTGTTTTTAAAGATGTTAGCTAAGAAGTATGAGTGTACAGAGTTACGTGGCATGGCAGTTAGAGACGGCTGGATGCGTGCATTAAAAAGTAAGGGCTGGTCAGAGTCCTATGTAGTTATCAAGTGCCCTTTGGAGAATTAATATGAGTGGCTCAAGTTCAAGTAATCAAGGAATGAATATTTATGGGAATAACTCCCAAAATTCCCGCTCAGGTGGTAGTACATTTGGGCAGGATGTATTCAATAGCGGTGCATTAAATAACCTATATAGTGGTGCTCAAAATCTATATAACCAAGGCGTTAACCAAAGCCAAGGGATGGTGCCAGGTGCCGTTAATTTCCAAAATAAACAAGCCCAAGGTGCGGCTACTGCCAATCAAGGTATGCAACAAGGCGGTGTTTATGGTGGATTAGGTATTGGCAATCAGTTAATGAGTTCATTGCAGCAATCTCAGAATACCCCTTCTGCTACCAGCCAAACCTATGCAGATATAATGGGAGGCCAAGGGAATAATTATGCTGATGCCATGAAGAACCAGTATATCAAGGATGCTAATCGAACACAGCAAAACATGATGTCAAACCTGGATGCTAGGGCCGCAGGTACTGGTATGACAGGTAGTTCACGGCAAGGTGTTTCCCAAGGTATTGCAGAGCGTGGTATTAATGACGCCCTGCAAAGTAACCTGGCTCAAACAGGATACAATACATTTGATAAAGATTTACAGAATAAGCTGAACATTGCCCAGCAAGCGGATACCAATAACTTTAACCGTCAAAACTTAATGTCAGGTATGCTAGGACAGCAACAGAATACTGTTAACCAAGGCATTAACAATACGGGTGCTGTCCAAGGTTACGGAATGGGGCAGTTCAATGCAGCGAACGCACCTTGGCAGCAAGCCCAGAATTATCAAGGCGTGATAGGTGCTCCAACTGTGCTTAACTCTGGTAATAGTTTTAACCAGGGGCAAGGTACATCTACTGGTTGGGGAGCTGGCCAGAATAGCGGAAGTTCTAAAGGATCAGGATTATTGTAATGAATACTGAACTTGCCCATATAGAAAAGATAGATAAGTTAAGCCGCTATCTTAAAGAGAACTTTGCAGAACCAGATATAGAAATTAATCACTTCTTTATACCAGGTGTTTATGTACGTGCAGGATTTTTACCTGCTGATAGTGTATTGACAGGAAAAATACATAACTATGAGTGTATTAACATAGTTGCAAAAGGACAGATATGTGTGGCTACCAAAGAAGGATTTGATACATTGAATGCAGGTGATATTTTCAGAACACCCGCAGGCACTAAGAAAGCAGGTTATGTTATTGAAGATACTGTATTTATTACTGTGCATGCATGTGATAAGACTGAGATTGCTGATGTAGAAGATTATTTATCAAGTGATACTTATGACGAGTATCTTACTAAAGTAAGGGGGCTGGAATGTTCATCGATGCAATAGCTGCAATGGGTAGTGCACTAGGCGGAGCAGCCGGAGGAACTGCCGCTGGTGCGGGTGCTGGTTCTGCATTAGGGGCAGGTACAGGTGCAGCGCTAGGCGGTACAGCTGCGGGTGGTGCAGCTACTGGCATTGGTTCTGCTGTAGGCTCTGCTATAACACCTGCCATGTCATCTTTAGGCACAGCAGCGAGTGCAGCCCCGGCTGCAGAAGGCATTGGTGCAGCGGGTGGTGCGGCGGGATTTGGTAGTCCTGCGGCAAGTGCAGCAGCCGCTCCCGCAGCAGGTGGTGGTGCAAGTACTGGTATTATGGATTCTGTAATGGGTAAGATGGGTGGGCAAGGAGGCGGAGGTGGTGGAGACCTACAAATGATAGGCCAACTTCTATCAAAGTCTAAGCACTCTGGCTTAAATGCAGGAACACCACAACCTTTGAATATGCAACAAGGAATGCAGGGCTACGTTAATGCAGGTGATCCAGGGCAAGCAGAGCAGGAGCCTATGGATATTAATGGATTTATTTCACAAATAATGGGGAAACGGTAATGGCTGATAATATGGAAGGATTAGGTACAATGTTGTCCTTTCTAGGGCAAGGTTCTAATGCGGGGGGTGCTGAACCATTGCCTGATAGTGGACCGCCCTCAGGTTTCTTTCAGCAACCACAAGCACCACAAGCGCAACAACCTGGTGGTAGTGGTATACTAAAAGGTATTTTAGGAAATTTGGCAAGTTCATATGTAACCAATAAGCTACAGACACATATGGATAATGCGGACGCTAAGGAGCAAGGCGCCCAGTTAAGCGGTGTTATAACAGAGCAGCTTAAGGCAACACCTAAAGACAGCCCATTTCATGAGTTCTTAACAAATAATAAACGCCTGGTAGGCTCTAGTAACCCTGCTCTAGTAAAAGCTGGGCTTAAAGCTTACGGAGATTACACAAGCAGTGTGGCTAACAATTTACAGACTACAGCGGAGCAAAAGAATGTAGCTGACCCTAAAGTTATGGAGATGCAAACCCGTAAAGACAACGTAGGCTCTATACCTGCAGGCATGACACGTGATGCTCAAGGTAACCTACAGTATAGCCCTATGGTTACCGGGGGTAATTATGGGGATGTTATTGCACAACGTGCATTAGAGCAGCGTATGGCGGTTACTCCGGTGCAGGCTAAACAACTAGAACTAGCACAAGCCTCCTCTGACCGCGCCGAAAAACGTAGCGCGATTGAGGATGCCCGGTATGAACGCTCATTAATCAAAGAAATTCCCGCTAACCATAGAGCCTCCTATACGGGCAATCTATCTTCAATCAACCAAATAGATGAAGCTTTAAAAGCGGTGCAAGAACGTCCCGAATCGTTTGGATTAAAGATGATAGGGGGCGACAAAATTAACCAGCGCCTTGACCCTGAAGGTACAAAATACCGGGCGGCTATATCTCAGATTGCCAGTGCCAAAAGGCACGATATTTCGGGTGCCGCAGTTAGTCCAACAGAAGATAAATATTTGCAACCCTTTTTGCCGAATGAGACGGATACTCCAGAGGCTATTCAAAAGAAATTGTTAACGCTTCGTGAACAATATGCAAACACAAATAACGAGATCGGCAGTATTTATAAAGAGGGATACCGTGGTCAGTTACCGGCAATACCTAAAGACCCGATTACTTTACAAAATGAAGCAAAACAAGAAGCTGCTGACAAGGCATTGCTTAATGCCGACCAGGAAGCGGCTTACCAAAATTATCTAAAGGGGCGGAAATGAAATCTGTGGATGTTGTTAACTACTTTATGCAGAAAGGGTATAAACCCCACCAGGCGGCGGCGATTGCCGGAAATTTAACGCAAGAATCCAGCCTAAATCCTGAAGCGATTAATAAGAAGTCGGGTAATTTTGGCCTTGCCCAATGGGGGAACTCAAGGAAAAGAGCACTTAACGACTATGCGGCCAGACAAGGCAGCCATGCGGCTGACCCCGGCACTCAGCTTGATTTTATCGACCACGAACTGAACACCACGGAACGCAAGGCAAAAGCCAAGCTGTTGGCCACAACAAACCTTGCCGATGCCACTAATGCGTTCAGTGATCACTATGAGCGTGCTGGTGCTGCAGAAAAGAACAACTCTCGACGCTTATCGTTTGCGGAAAAAGCCCTTAACTATGTGATACCCACAGCTTCGGCAAGCGAGGAGCCTTATCAGGGACCCGCTAAACCTAAACTGAGTAGAGCAGAATGGTTAGCGCAGCAAGCAGCGCAGCAACCCCAAGAAACCCCTGCCCCTGAAAAAAAGTTAAGTCGGGCGGAGTGGTTTGCGCAACAACAAGGGGCGCAATCGCCTGCTCCACCCGAGTCCGGCATGGCCGCTAAACGCGCCGCCATGGTAGGGGTTCCGGTGGGCGATGAAAATACGGCAGAAAAGCGGCATGGGGACATGTCTTCTGCGCGTTATGTACTAAATGCTATTCGTGGTGTGGGAAATGCTGCATTAACAGACGCGGGAAACATTTTAAATATTCCTAATTCTCTGGATGAAGTAGTCCCTGCAATTGGGGATACTTTAAAAGGGTTGGCGGATACCCCTCAAGTACAGGCACAAAATCCTGGGAATGCTGTGGGTAAATTTTTAATGGATACGGGGGCTCAAATACCTGCGGGGATGGCTGGTAAGTTGTTTGGAGCAGTAGGCCCTATCGGACAGGCAATGACTAGGGCGGGGGCTTCTGGGTTAACAGAAGGTGCCACTGCAAGCGGAGATATGATTGACCGTGCTAAAGCAGCGGGTTTAGGCATATTGGGTTCTCTTGGGGGGGAAGCCTTGGGGGCTGGGATAAGTACAGCTTTACGCCCTTTTAAAAATGAATTAGATGCTACGGCAAAAGCGCTTATTCCAAAAGCCAAATCTATGGGGATGAAACTAAATGCAGCAGATACTTCAGGTAATAAAGCACTAGTTGCAGCTAACTCTGCGCTGGATACTTTGCCTACCAGTTCTAGTATGCAGAAGGCCGCTGCGGATGCAAAGCAGGAGGCATGGACTAAAGCACTTTATGCGGAAGGTGGGCATACTTTTGACCCGACAACCCCTGGAAACTTAGGGAGAATGAAAGAAGCTATTGGTAATGAGTACAAGGCTATTACTTCTAATAACACATTAGTCGTTGACCCTTTATTAAAGAAACATCTTGCAGATATAAAACAGCAATATAGCCAGTTTTTACCTACAGATCAGAAGCGTATTGTTAACAACTACATTTCCGATATAACCAGTAAGACGGATATGCCTGGGGATATTTACCAAGCAACACGTTCTAAAATTGATAAAGCCGCAAGTGGTTATAAAGTATCCGATCCTAACGCTATGGATGCCCTTAAAGGTGTCCGGGGTGCATTGGATTCTGCAATGGAACGTAATATGTCCCCTGAGGATGCTTTACGGTTAAGAACTGCAAATAAGAATTATATGGTACAAAAGCATATCGAAAAAGCGATTGACCCTGTAACTGAGCAGGTTTCCCCTGCCAAATTAATGAATGAAGTAACTAGGCGTGACCCCAATATTGCCAAGTATGGACAAGGCCCACAAGGATTGGTTGATATTGCTAAAGTGGGTAAGCAATTTATAACACCTAAATTAGGGGATTCTGGCACTGCACAAAGATCATATATGATGCAGGCTTTAACTAATCCATGGTCTGGGGCCTTAGCTGGGTTTAGTGCCGCTAACATTCCCGGTGCTGTTGCAGGTGGATTAAGTTCACTACTATTGCCTAAAGCAGCAAGTAAGGTGCTACAGAATGGGGGTAACAAATGGTTAACGCAAGGGTTAGGGGATATGGAAAAAACTATCCCTGGACTTGGTAACATGACAAGGGAAGGTTTACTTAAAGAAATAACCCGTCAAGCGGGTATTGCAGGGTCTCGAAAGTAACCAATACCCTCCAATATTGCATAACAGTTTTCAATATACCATTGCTTATCCACATCATCTGGAAAAACTGTGGGTAACTCCTGTAACGGCCTGCAACCATCTGTCAATGGGACATCGTTACCACTTTTGGCATAAATAATAGGCCCAGGGCAATTTATGGACTTATACCAGCGCACCGTCTTACCCAAGTACACACCGTCCTTAAAGGCCCCTCCCCTAACAACTCGCAAGGTTAAAAAGTCCCTTATGTCCGTACAACTGTTTACAGTTTCTTCAACCGTTATCCCATGTGTCAACCAGTTAACCACAGCATTAACACACACTTCGTTGACCGGATTTTTACTTATATCTTTAAGCCGATAAGCCCCTTTGAGCTTAACACTATTGTCTTCCTTAATGGCAATGTAGTTGTTAACGTCTCGTGAGTAGATTGCCTTATATACAGTTTCCTCTGTTTCAAAACCGGCGGCGCGTTCCCAGTGTTGCACAATAGCATTAAGCTTCGCTTCGTTGTTTTGATGCGTATAGACTACAATACCATCGGTGTTACCGGAAACAACTTCTATTCCTGCAAGCTCTAATGTTTCAATAAGCATTAATAGTGCGAGCTGACCGGTTAAGGTAATTTGGATAACTAGCTGGGGAGAATATAAGGAGGAATACTGGTTCCCCATCTTACCAAAGGAAGCGTTAATAATAATTTTTTCGCAATCCGCAGTAACTGTGTCGCCTGTGTGCTTTGCAGTAATGCGTTCAACAACAATACGGTCAAACTCTATAAGGAATTCCTTCCCCATACCTTTAGGAGATAACTTTTGATTCAAAATAATTCTTGGATAATAAGATGTCACGTCTTTATCCCTTAAAATCATTCCGTTGTTTGCATGGTATGCAGTACCCTTTTCTTTACTGTGCAACCCGCCAATCCCTAGCTGGTAATTACCCTTGTTTATTACAATATTTAGACTTGATAATTCGGGTGGTAATCCTACGCGACCACTTTCACCCACTATAAACCGACTATTTTTAACCACACTTAGGACAGTTTGCATCATATGCGATTTATATTGTATAAAATTTGGAACGTTATATTTATAAACCCTCCCGATCTCCAGCGGTTCTTTATCTACCCTACACCCTTTACGCTTTTCAACCAATGTACGTATGACATTCTCAGCAATTTGAGCATCACTACTGCTACGTAAATCTAACCCGTACTGCTTGCTCATTGTGCAGCGTAAAGCGAGCTGTGCGCTTATAGCTGTGGTTAACAGCACGGTATCTAATAAGTCGTTAGTGCAGTAGTGGCGGGTTATTAATTTTTGTTGGTACGTAAGGGTTTTATGTGGGTGGAATGGTAAGTCTTGTAGCTTAGGGGCGTGTATTCTTCCACTATAAACTTTAAGCGAACCGTCCAATGGAAGAATGTTAATAATATCCACGCTATCGATTTGAAAAGGCTTAACTTTAAACTCACGGTAAATGTCTCTCGCTTTAAGGTTTTGCAGGATAATTAAATCGCTTGCTTGTTTAAGAACGTCCGGGCGTGCAAGGTGGGGATAGGTAGCAAGGGTTGCTATGGGAATGTCATAATTTCTGGAGTTAAACCCTATAACCTGGAAGTGATGTAGTAACCACTTAAGTTTAACGCAATCTAGAAGTTCATTCTCTAATATTTCAAACAGCAAGTATTTCCCGGACTTGGGTTCGCTGAACGCAATTAGGAAATAGTTACTATAGCATTCAATATCAAAGTACAGGGGTATTTTACGAGCGGCATAGTTAATGAGCTCCTGGTCGGTTAGCAGGTTGTACTGTGCAGCGAGCGCACGGTCTAACCCAGGCAGATAGTCGTCACGCTCCCAAACAGGTTCCGGTGGGGTTTTCCGTTCGGGAGTTTTTTTAACCTTGGGGGGTGGGGGTTCGTCGAACCAGAAGAGGCCCATTGCATCCGCTCTCATCCTCTTCTCCTATAACGTATTTAAGTTCTTCTGGTTCATCTGGTGTGCAGCTTGAAACATAGCAACCACAGCACGGGCAAATTTCCTCACCCCGTGCCCAGACACACTCTTCGCAGTTGCAGAAGTCATCATGTTCAGTCATTATTTTCTCCGGTTATGTTTTTATTTAAGTTACCTACAGTATAAAGGATATTTCAAAATATATAATAAAATATTTAAAAATAATTTTAAACACGTAACCCAATAATAACACCCCGCACGCGCTCCCCAAAGAAGGGGCAGGGTTTAGGGTAAAAACTCCAATCAATGCTGGTAGCAAACCCCTTTAACAGTTGCAACATATTTATGATATAAACCGCTTCCCCAATGTCGCTGTGTAATTCATAATTTGCACCCTCGTCCGTAACTTGGTGCGTGCTGATAACATTGTGGTTAACATACACGCGGTTAAGCTTGTTGTCTGTGAAGGGTTTAATGGTTTCAAGTGCTTCAAATAATTCATCGTCAATAACTACAGGTGAACTTTTCTTATTTAACACTGCACGAATATCAGGCCACGTTGTTGTAAGCAGCTGAGAACGCAACCAGCGCTCCTCATTATAAAGGAACGTTATTGCATTATCCAAAACAAGTGCGCCTACAGGTTCTTCCCCTATACGAATCATTTCCTTAATAGCCACTTTAGGAATGTTGACAGGGGAAGGGATGTTTGAACCTAGCCAGTATTCGGCCAGGATGATATTATTGGTAGCGAAAGCCGATTGCCCATCAAGCAGTATGCCCTCACACCAAGGTCTTGAGGCATCGGTGCCGATAATGGGGTACAGGGTTTTAAAGGCAGCAAGCACATCTTTGCCGTTTATTTCAAACGGTTCACCCTCGGCAATCACATGTGGAGTTTCCCCATCAATGCAGTTAACAAAAGCTTTGAACTTACCACTAGTAATACTTAACCTCCCTGCGGCTGTCAGGGACATTTTAACCTCGTCCTTACAATTCCCTATAGCCTTTACTAACTCCTCACCACGAGGCTTACAGGGGGGTATTTTAATGGGTATGGGGGTACATAGGGCAATGACTCCATTGTGACCCCGTATAGTATCGTTTTCAATGACGAAGTGAGTCAGTGCAGGTATGAAGTCTTTAGTTGATATGGAGCCTTTAACAAACTTAAGGGCGTTTAACATTAGAATAATTCCTGAACTTCTATTTTAAAATTTTTATTCTTATGGTCTTTATTTATTTGTTCGTTTATTTTTATAAAACTATGGATATTATAAGCGGCACGACTTTCTCTGTTTATAGATAATTTTTCACTATCAAAACCTTGCTCTTTTATCATTTTAAAAATGTAATCTTTTTCAATATCCGTATATGTTAAAACGTGTTTTCCATTATCAAATAATTTTGGCGATCTTTTAGAAATAGGTAATATCCAATTATTAGGGGTGACAATATTTCCAAATTTTGCAAGTTGAATCCAAGTTGAAGAATCTACACTTTGCCAAGGGTAATTTTTCATAATTGAATATGAAGTAATGCCGAATCCATGTACTTTTATTTTAGGGTATCCTTTTCCATCTAAAAGGTATTTTCTCCATATTCTATCTAACCATATACAGAGCTGTTTGTCCGATACCCCTACCATCCCACCTAAGGCCAAATATTCATAATTTTTGATATAATATTCTAAGTACCTTTCATCTTCTCCTACATGAAAGCAAGGGATAGGTTTAACCCCCAATGATTCCATCCATTTTTGATTTTGATAGGTCAATAAAGCATCCCCTATTCCATCTAATACTGAGGCCATAACTATCCCGTCTTCTACTCTGATAATGTCTAGATTACGTTTAATGTAATCACAGTAGGTGGGCAGGTCTATTGATACCCCTAAGGTATAAGCTGAGAAAGCGCCCGAATCCAAGAATATTTTATGACCATTATTCCTTATGGTATCTACTACACTCTGTTTATTTATATAATGATAACTTTCAAGAATATTCGGACATTCATCAATTGTCTTTTTTTCTATGTAATTTAAGTTTTCATAAGCTGAAGTACCGCGGCAAACTCCACTGGTAAATATAGCCGCGTTATAAATTTTCATTATTTCGTTATAGCCAAAAACTCAGCGCGAGCAGCATCGCTTTCTTTGATGACGCCTCGCAAAGCTGTGGTTACTGTTTCACTATTGGCTCGACCCACGCCACGACTTTCCAAGCACATGTGCCTAGCATTAATGTAGACACCCACGCCTAAAGGTTGTAAATGTTCCATCAAGGCATCGGCAATCTGGCAAGTAAGCCGTTCCTGTACCTGCAAGCGTCGAGCGAATATATCCACAAGTCTATCAATTTTAGATAACCCGACAATCTTACCGGAAGGAATATAGGCGACTGTACAGGTTCCAAAAATATCCGCAAGGTGGTGTTCGCACTTAGAATGAATTATTATATCCTTTCTAACTATCATCTGGTCATACCCTTCCGCCCCATCCTCAAACACTTTAAGCACATCTGCAGGGCTCTTATCATAACCGCTACACCAGTGCCGCCAAGCTTTCGCTACCCGTGCAGGCGTTTCACGCAACCCCTCCCGGTTAACGTCTTCTCCCATGTATTGGAGCAATCGTTGAATGTTGTGCTCAATGGTTTCGTGGTTGTCAGTAGCTCCTTGTTCCCAAGGGAAGACAACCCACTTTCCGCGAAATTTGTTATTAGGGTCTCGCTTGTCAAACAGTGTATAAAATGGTTTGGCGCCATAGGCTTTCCGATAAGCTTCTGTTGTCTTACCGCTATCAATTAAGTCGTCAATAAAGCAATCTGCCATGTCTGGATGGTCAACTATACTAATGTTGTCAACATAGCGTCTAAGCAGGTACGCAACCGGGATTCCCCCTCTTGGTATTGCATAAACCTTTATAGGGTTTTTACGTGCAAAGTTCATTAGAACCCGTTGGCTCATGGAGCGAACAAGAAGATCAATATTGCCGTGGTTCAGTATAATATGGCCTCCCATTTTAACCCTCCAAAGTGTAGGTGGCACTACACTTGCGCGTCTCTTCAAACGTCACGGAAACTAAAGTAACCCCGGTTCCGCGTAGTTGCTGAGGCCCTATAACGTTCACAAGGTATTCTGCCATTGCTTCCGCGGTAGGATTAAAGGTTAGCACTACAACACTGAAGTCAATTTCTTGTAACTTATAAGATAGTGGGTCCTTCTCCCATACTAGGAATCTATGATCCCAATTATCTTCTACCCACAGTGCAAGCCTGGATTTAATAACGGAAAAGTCCATAACCCTTCCTAAACTATCCAATTTTCCCTTAACTGTAAAAGTAACCCGACCATTATGCCCGTGAATTCTAGAGCAGACTGATTCATGCCCGTGTACCCGGTGGCCGTAACTAAAATCATGGCATCTTGTTGCCGTTATCATTGTATTAGCTCCTTACGGTAGTTTTCAGTACAAGGTAGGTCCATTAAACCCTCTTTTACTGCACGCAATACCAGCGGATCGGGTAATCCAGCCTCCTCAAACCCCGCTGCACGCAATACGTTAGCATGGTTCATATCTGTAGGTGGGTACTTCCCGTCATAGCTTGTATGGCTATATGCTAACGCTTCCCAACAACCCACAAGCCCTTTAGCTTTAATAACGCTCTCTGCTTTAGTAAAGTGCAACAAGGGGGCATGAATAGTTAGCCATTTATCTTTGGTGAGGTCATTGCCCAGTGCATAATTAATAAAAGTTTCCGTTGCATCAATAAAGCTTTCCCGGCAGTCAGGATAATTTGCATTATCCTCTTCACAGACACCTGTTGCAATAACATCACAACCCAACGCCACAGCACGATTGGCTACAATGGTAAGGAACAAAGCATTTCGCATGGGAACAAAAGTTAATTCAACGCGGTTACCGATAACGTCCGCCATTTGCGCAGCGTTTGTGTATTGTTCTAAAGGGTTGTTACTGGTTAAGGGTGAAACAGACACTAAGCAGTTGGGAACCTGTATAACTTCATGCGATATAACCCCTGCCATTTCTGCGATAATCTTTGCAGCTTGTATTTCCAATTGATGACGTTGCCCATAGTCAAAAGTTATTGCATGTATTTCGCCATAACGCTGTTTTGCCATATACAGAACGGTTGTTGAATCTTGCCCTCCACTGAGGAGGACCAATGCACGTTTTTTATTTTTCATGTAATCAAAAGTCATTTTATTTTTCATGGTAGGTCACATATTTTATGAATTTGAAGGCACAGTTTGTAACCGTGCTTGATACAACTGTTAACCACAGCGCGTTGGGCCATGCGGTTGAAGAAGTGCGATCCAGCGTCCAATGGTTGTAAGTACACGTTAGCGTTCTTAGGAGCCCTGTATAAGCCAACAGGACCACGTAAGTCGCCCAGCTGAGTATTGGGCAACCCGTCGCCAGGGTCTAGGTTGGTGTGGTTACCCACATACTTATAAACGTCAATATAGGGGATAATCTCACGGTTAAGGGTGGGAGTTTTGGGGCTGCATACAATAGTTAAAGCGTAGTGATCGAACGGGAGTTTTTGATAAAGCGTTCCGTTTGTCTCAATTTGCACGCGGAATTTGTGCAGCAATAAAGAAGCAGTTAAGGCGGTTAGTGCAGATTGCCGAAAAGGTTCACCTCCTGTGATAATTACAAGGTGCCCCTTACTGTGGTTACATAGGCCTTGTACATGTTCTACCAGTTCGTTGACCGTTTGGTTATAACGTCCGGTTGTGTAGTTTGTATCACAAGCTCTACACATAATGTTACAGCCGGCCATTCTAATAAAGACAGCGCGTTCACCTGCAAACGGTCCTTCTCCTTGCAGGGTTAAAAATACAGAATGGACGTCAATACATTCTTCCTCTACTTTGTGTTCTGGGGGTTGTAAGTTCATTTTAATTCCAAGTTTTAACTGCCCCTATTGCTAGGGACAGGTTGTTGGTGGGTGGGGTTTATTCTACTACGAGTACAACTTCTTCCACTAAAGCATCGGAAGCGATCTTGTAAGCTTCTTCCGCTTTGAGTAAGCGTGTATAGGCTTCATCATATGCAGCTTGCAACTTTGCAATATTGTTATCGCTCTTTGGACCTACAATGCGACCAGCAATGCCGTGGAACTTTTTCCATGCAGCGTATTGAGTGGATACCATGTTAGTGTTAGCGCCATATTTATCAGTTTCCGCACGTAATTCCGCGATACTAACTGGTGAACCTTTTTCTGAAGACAATTTATCCGCAAGGTTCCAAACTTGCCCCGTTTTACCAGTTGAATTGGGACGCTTAACGCTATTTTGTTCAATAAGTGCGGGTTTAGGTTCCTTAACGGGTTTTTCCGCTTCAACAGCCTCTTTTTTTGCTCGACGTTCCGCTTTTTTTGCAGCTTTAAAAGCTTCTTTTTCCGCTGCTAACTGCGCAGCTTCTAGCGCTTTTTGTTCTGATAACACTTGCTCCAAGTTAACGACTTGTGATGATCCCATAATGGTTTCAATTGTTGAGTCCATTGTTACGTCGTCTTTTTTGGTTACTTTCTTAGCCATTTTATTTGCCTTCTAATTCTTTGAATTAATATAAGTTCGTCTACAGTGCATAGTATAAAGAAATTTAGAAACTTTTTACAATTATTTTTAATTTTCTGAAAAATAATTTTTAAAAAGGTATGTCATCGTCAAAGTCTTCAAAAGGTATTTCCAAACCCCGCTTAACCGCTTCCCCCATTAATCTGGGTAACTGGTTTGCTTCTTTCATATAATCTTTTCTTGTTTTAGGTTTTGGGGTACTTTTCGTTTTTTGAGTGTTCGGAACTGTAATGCCCCCCATTACTTGGATAGAATGATACGTATAGACACGGTTACAGTAAATGTCCTCACCGTAACCGCGTTCGGTTGCATAAGCATCAAATTCAACGCGTAATCGAACGCCTACTGTTTTTCCTATAAGGGGTTTGACACCGTCTAGTTGCGTTAACCCGGTGGCTAGACAAATGTCTTTAAGCTTTCTGTGGGCATAATTTTGAGCTTTCTCATTAGGATGCTCAACGCATAAATAGTCATACAAAACCCTATCCTGTACCTCTAATTTAAGTACGAGATTAACGCCTGTTAAGGCTTTGTTATCTTTAAGTTCGGCTTTTTTGATAACCGCAGGGTATAACCCCTCCGGTAAAGGAAGGGTACTATCGATCAGGGGTTGCGCTGAAAATTTAAATGTCATAGTTAACTTCTTATAAAACTATGGTGCCCACAACCTGCAAGCTGTGCGTCTTTGTCAATTGGTTTGTTGTGTAGCCTGCAATACCATGTTCCCTCTTCTTGTGGGGCTGAGTATAAGCACGTCCTACAGTTCTGCTCAGGGGCTGCATTTTTATGACAAATGTGATGGTAATTACAGAATTTGCACACGTACCAGCTCGGGTTATCATTAATGCGTGGAGGCGCTTGTGGCGCGAATATAATGTCTTTTGCACGCTGTTTGAACCTAGGGGCTGTGTGGCTACCTTGCTCTATTATTTCCGCATAAATTTCGTCATCATCCTTATTAATGGCGATATACAGGCCATAAGCTAACCCCATACCCTCCATATACATCTGCATCTGGGTATAATGCTCGGGTTTATACTGCTGTACTCCTAGGTTTAATTTTTTAAAGGAGGCATTGCTATGCGTTTTAAATTCCAGTAGGCAAGCCGTCCCTTCCGGGAGGTCAGGGATACCGTAAGCTACCCCGTCACCACTACCCCCAAGGTGGCCCCCAAAATCAGAAATTTTGTACTGTCTACCTTCACGGTCTTGCTGATAAACAGATAGCCCTGATGCAAGCATAAGCGCAATTATGCGGCCTTCTTCCAAGTGCCCCCTGTTAAAAAGCCTAAGGATACGCCCTGTCAACATTGGCTTATGAAACCAACGGAACCCATACCACAGAGCACGACTACATTCTCCACCAATAACAGACGCCCCTAGATGGGAACGAAAGCCATCCTCATCCTGCCTATAGACATCACTAATATGGGGGAGTACATTTGCAAGTTGCTTACGGTATTCATTCCCTTGATCATTAACTAGCGTTTCCTCAAACAGTTTGAGTGTTTTAACTGCAATTTTCATTTCCATTTCCTAAATAGGGAGGCACTAGGCCTCCCTTGTATGGGCATCTTATTAAGCTTGTACCCAAGGTGGGGTTTTCCCGAGAGCTGTTGCTTTTACTTCCTCTATTGGGAGCTTGGTTTGTACAGGATTAACATCTGCCCAGGCGGGCGCTTTTATTTCTTCCTCCATCACCGCAGGTTGACCCTGTTGCCAGGGTTGGGCGGGAGGGCTAACTTGGGCACGTTCACCCATAGGTCTCGCTGCATCTGGAATATTTAACGTGGGTTGTGCGGGGGCTTGCTCTTTATAATATCCGGTAATATTATTACGATCCGGGTACATGGTCCCATCCCCTCTTGAGCCTCCAATTTCAATGCCTACGTCAATATTAAGAGGACGGTTATGCAGCAATCCCAATTGGGCATCATCAATCGTCATGACCCCGATACTATGGCATATTGCACTTAATTGGCCCTGGCCTATGCGTTGACATACTTCATTCTGATTAATAACGTTGATATTGGAATAAATACGGCGGTTATGGAACTCCCCGCCTAAAATTGTAAACTCCAAAGCTAGTATTAAACCTAACCCGCTTTTAGTAGTTTTTATTTCAGTTTTAGTTATGGACGCCCGATATATTCCTTTAGGGATAGGACTTGACCCTTGGTCGGGTAAGACTTGTGTTGCATCAAATTTAAATGCCATTTTATGTTTCCTTAGGTTGTGTGGTGTTACCCACGGTTAAAAATTCGTTTATGTTTATTTACAATCTTTATAGTTATGCCGCTCATTGCGTAAGGCGGGCTGACAAAATAGAATATGCATAAGTATTTTTCCACTGTATACAAAATTTGGTTTTTTAACCCGAATTCCATATACATCGTTTTTATTTTCTTCGTTTTTACCTGTTGGATTTGGCATTACCCTTATCCTTACATTTATTTAAAGTTGCATTAGGACGTGCATCACAAGGCGTACACATCCCCCGCTTTTGTCTTTCATAAGCGATCCATATTTCAACTGGGTTACACTTACTATCTGGTTTTGTACACTCTGCTATCTCTGTACAGAATGTGCCTGGTTTTGACTCTGAAAATGATGCATTAGCCACTGCCGATATTCCCATTGCTATCAGCAATATCATTTTCATTTCAATAACTCCATAATATCCTCAGGAATTTCTGTCATCCATTCAGGTTTGTTCTTAGCAATCCATTCAGGCCTGTTATTAGCCATCCATTCAGGTCTATTCTTAGCCATCCAATAAGACATGTTATCTGCCATCCATTCAGGTCTATTCTTAGCCATCCAGTCAGTCCTACTAGCTGCCATCCATTCAGGTCTATGATCTGCCATCCAATCAGTCTTATTTCTAGACATCCAATTAGGTCTATTATCTGCCATCCAGTCAGGTCTATTATTAGCCATCCATCCAGGTCTATGATCTGCCATCCAATAAGGTCTATTGTCAGCCATCCAGTCAGGTCTATGGTATGCCATCCATCCAGGTCTATGATCTGCCATACATTCAGACCTATGATCTGCCACCCAATAAGGCTTGTTATACGCCATACAGTCAGGCCTGTTGTATGTCATCCAGTCAAGTCTATTATCAACCATCCAGTTAGGCCTGTTATTAGCCATCCAATCAGGTCTATTATCAGCCATCCAATCAGGTCTTTTTTCAGCTATAATCAACAGTTGCTCATGGGCTAAATCTATCATTCTCATTTCAATAACTCCATAATATAATCAGGAATTTCTGTCATCCATTCAGGTTTGTCCTTAACAATCCATCCAGGTCTATTCCTATCAATCCAGTCAGGTCTATTATCAACCATCCAATCGGGTCTATTATCCGCCATCCATTCAGGTCTATTATCTGCCATCCAGTCAGGTCTATTATTAGCCATCCATCCAGGTCTATGATCTGCCATCCAGTCAGGTCTATTATCAGCCATCCATTCAGGCCTAAGGTATGTCGTCCATTCAGGTCTATGATCTGCCATCCATTCAGGCCTGTTATTAGCCATCCATTCAGGTCTATTCTTAGCCATCCAGTCAGGTCTATGATATGCTATCCATTCAGGTCTATGATCTGCCATCCATTCAGTCCTATTATCCGCCATCCAGCTAGGTCTATTGTCAGCCATCCAGTCAGGTCTATTATCAGCTAGGGTTACCAGTTGCTCATGGGTTAAATCTATCATTTTCATTTCATCACCTATTACTAAAAAAGAGGGTGGGTAATTAATCCACCCTTAGAGTGTGCTGGCATTTGGGAGAGCACCTAGCCAGCGTTAGGCTTATTTTGTTTGCAAGTAAGCTTCTGTTTGATAGCCTAATTGGTTTTCACCTGGGCGATTATTCCACAATGCAAGTGCATGGCCAGCGTCATTACCGCTAGGGCCAAGTGTATTGCAATCCAAACACTGGTAATATTTTTCTAATGCTATTACCGTGAAATTTACCCTATGGTTACCACAGAAGGGGCAGGCTTTAACTTTCATAACATGACACCTATTATTTTATACATAATCAAAAGATAAATTATCCATAGGATAGTGGGCCTGTCAGCCAGCCAATTTATAATTTTCATAGTTGATGTAAACTCGCAAAAATAATGGCTACAAAACATATGACCGTTACCAACAGAGCATCTATTAAAACATCTTTATTTTTCATTGGTATAGCCCTCTATATGGCATTTCTGGGTTGGCATTCTGTAAGTCAATTTGGTTAACCACAGACATATTGCGGGTTGGTTGGCCTGCACTTAGACCGATATTGTAGGCATTCTGTGTGCTATTGCTGTTTGCTTTTGCAGCCAGAAATGCCATAGCAAAATCACCTACAGTGTACGGGGAGTTGGCACAACCTGTGGTTAACAGGAGGGTTGTAATAATTAACGTTTTCATTTCAACTCCTTTAATAATGCGATAATCAAAGGAGACAGACGCCCCATATCGGTTAACGCCCATAGGTAGGTTGTAGGGGAACCCGCTCGACAAATGCCTTTTTCAACAAGGTCTTTTCTGATTCTTTCGGAAAGTTCTCGGTTGTCCTCAAAATCCGGTTTTATAAGTTCAAAGGCTTCTGGATGTGACATCAACCAATTAGCTATGGCTTGTTTAATAGATACTATTGTCATTTCATTTGCAAATTGTGTTTTCATTTTCGTTTCCCGTTTAGCAATATTTTGAAAAGATGTTGTAAGCAATAATAACCCATGGGGCTAACATGAAATACCATGCCCATCTTTGCCCAGTTTCGATTGCTTCTTTCTGTTTTTTATCGTTTTCAATTGATGAAGCAAAGTATTCTTTCCATTCTCGATCAATTTCTTGTTGTGTTTTCATTTCAGTTTCCCGTTTGGTTTAAGTTATTTGTTACTTAATATTATAATTACTTTTAAAACTTTTACAAACTATTTTTAACCTATCTTTTGTAAATATCGATTCCACAGCTTTCATGCATTGCATGTGCCAAGTAATTCCAGCCTTGCTCTTTGGGGATATTAATCTCACCCTCCATGCCAAAGCGGTTACCTGCAATGTAACTGGGGGTACGACTTAACCCTAACACACGGCCCCTGTTTTCACTGATACCTTTACTAATGCCGTGTTGCTCACTAATTATTAAAGGTTCATGCAGGAAGAAGATACCATCCAGCCATTGCAGGAACAACTCGCGCTTGCCAAACGTTTTATAGTTCTTTGGACTGTGTAACTGGATATTCCAACTAGCATACTCACCTACCTGCGGATCGAGCATTTGATCGGCAAAGACGTGAGCCGTTAACACCACGTTAATCCCGTGTTGCAAAGCAAGGACATCCAGCATAGCAATAATTTCCATGAAGCGTTCGTTAGCAACATCAAAACCTTTTCCGTAACCCCCCAGGCAACTATTCATGGTAACCGACTTATTTAGACCTCCTTTATAGGTAGGGTCGCTTAACAGCACGCCCTCATGGATTAACCGTTCCAGTGCTGTGACACTGTCTATAACCACAGTTTTAAACGGGAACGAACCCTGTTTGCAAGATGCGGTTATCTCGGTTAATAAGTCCACGAAGTTAATGTACTGGGTAACCATTGGAACGTGCTGTACTTCAACCCCTGCAAACCCGCTTTCAATCGGTATAAGCAGTACACCGGGCGCACCGCATGTGAACGTTGTTTTACCAATCTTTTCAACACCCGCAACTGCAATGCGAACCCCTGCAAAGCTGTCAGCGGTGTTTTTAACTTGACTTAAAATGCTCATTCTTTCACCTTCTTGATTTCTAATGTAGGCGCTGCTGGTTTAATGGTTAAGGCTTCGTCAATAACCGCACGCATTTCCTCAGCTAACTGCTTATAGGTGGTTGTGTTAAACACTGGCTTATAATCAACAACATCTTCAAACACCAGCCCCACATCCAACCCCGCGTCGCTATCACATACCTTACGGAACTTATCAAAGTCCATACTGTAGCTTAAAGCATACTTGCCCTCCAGTTGGTAACCACTGCCCAAATCATGCCGGTTAACGCCAACCTTAGGGTTCATAAAGTAATGGTCGAAGAGCTGCTTGCGTACAAACATCTCACGTTCCTTTACCTCTTTAAGTTTTTCCTGTAGCCCATGCCATTCAATTAATAAATTTTGGTAGTCCACCTTTTCTCTCCTGTTAAATGTTATAACAATGTTGTTCCCGTTGATGTCTAACATGGCCAATTTAAAAAGTTATAAAGACCAATATTGTT